GGCCAGTCAACTTTCGCCTACGGGACTGTCACCCTCTGTGGTGTTACTTTCCCGAAATTTCGGCTAGCCGACTGACGTTCGCATTGAGAGGCCCTACAACCCCACGAGGCCACTGTTTAACTAGACTACGAGACAAACGCAGCCTAGTACGGCCTCTTAGAGAAACAGTATTCCGTTTCTCTTGAGACGACATCGACCAGAGACGGTCTAATAATAGACCGAATCCCTCAGACTCATAGGTTCGACCTATGTCGACTACGTGTTTGACAAAGTATCCTTCGATACAATGTCGTGCACGTACTGGTGCAGCTTCATCCCAGTTAGAGATGAAACCACCATCCCCGAGTGTTTCTGGAATCTTCATCTTTTTTAAGGACGAAGGAACCAAACGCACAAGGGAATCGAATGCTACGCGAAATCTCGCTTCGCAGGCCAGAAATGCAAGGCCCCGATGCGCGAAACGTCGAATGGCATTCGCCAACCGATAAACGGACCGAACGTCTGAAAGGTGACTTTTAAAGTACACTGGTTTAACGTCAACTCCTCTCATGTAATGAGAACCACAACTTTCACGAAAAAATGAAGAGAAATGCGACTTCTTCATATTAATAGTGAAACCGTAGAACTCACACATAAGAGAAAAGAGTTCGAGACAACTGCGAGGAATGATAACATCATCCCCGTAGACTGAAACAGTCCCTTCAATCGCGTTGATAGAAGAAGACTGTATATGCTCCATGCAACAAGAAGCAATTGCATAGAACAAAAGTGACTCGAGCTGAAAGGTAAACCCGTTCCCCATACTGGAGAACTTGTCCCATTTAGCGAAAGTCTTGCCTCGAAGGCCGTAGTGAGACCGACAACTATCCATCACAGAAAACCACTTTGCAAGATTGTTATGAACACGGTGAATACCGTGACAGAACAACTCGCGGATGACTTCTGTGGAGATAGAATCGCTAGCAGAACTAAAGTCAATCGTCGCGTTAATAGCATCTTTCGATGCTATCCGCGCTAACTCTTGATTTCTAGACTGGTCGCGAAGGTCGATATCACACCTATATAGACGCTTTTGAATCATCAGGCCAACTGCCTTCTGAAACCAGAGATTAATCCCTGGCTCAATGGCAATTACCCGATTAGTCTGGGCGTCTTTAGGTACAGTGACAACATGATTCCCAACTTGAAAGTGGGGAAATCCCACTTCCACGAGGTGAGGTGCCCAAAGAGGATAAATTCTCTCAAGCAACTCATAAGGAATGATGTCGTACAAGTCACGTGTTATCCCAGTTTCACACTGGAACTTGTTGGTAGCGCTGGCGACACGCGCCTTTAACAGCGTAGTGGCGCCAGGACCCCAATCGGCCGACTCGAAGAACTCTTCAGGTCGAAACTCGCCGAGAATTCTAGATATTTTTCGTTGCACTGCTGAATGCAGTGTAACGGTCAGGCCCCTATAAGAGGAGTCTGACTCTAGTTTTCTAAAGCGAGCATTCGTTTGCTTACACATAAGTTCAAATTTCTCGAACTTATCCATGGCTACTTGGTCCAAGTCATAGTCAAGAACTAAATCCTTGAATTTTGACAAGAACTTTGTAGCCGCGTAAGCATCTCGAAACTCTTGCACGTTTTCATACAAGAGCGGATCGATCTCTAAATCTGCCAATTGCTTATGCTCTCCATGTCTGAAGAGCAAGGCGACTGTCAGGCTACGAGGGCAATCCAGAGCCTCAAGAAACTTCAAAATCTCGCCGGAGGAAACCTCCTGCGTAACACGAAAAGACCTAGCTTCTTTAAGAAAGCTAGCAACATGCTTATTATAAGACATGGGAGTCTCCAGAGTTTACATGACACGAACAAAGCCCTTCACACTCTCAAGGTTATAAAGCCAAGAGGACGTAAAGTAAGAGGCCAATCAGCAGGAACCCTATTAATGGTAAGATTACGATAAGGGCGGCAACAATAAAAGTTGTCACCCAGTCGGCATCGAGCCACTTCATATGGAACTTACTGACCAGCACCTTAACGATACGGTAGTGAAGAGACACCTCTTAAAAGGTCTTCGACATACCCTTTCTTCTCTCCTTTCGGAGATTAGTACGGTGCGTCGAAGTTGTTCACAGCGGCAATGAGAGGCGAACCCGTTGCATCAGTAGGGCTCGCATCACTGGCGTTGATTGTCGTTGCAAAGAGCGACCGAACGTAAGAAAAGAGCCTTGCTCTTTCCAAAGCGGTCGAGCGCTCAGGCAACATAAACTCCATGACACACTGGCACATATAGGCCAACGTCGGTGCCGGTTGTATACCGGATGCCGTCGAAGGACTCGTTACCTCGAGTGTCGGGAGGCTCATCTTCGCAGTAACCCTGTACAGCCTAGAGGCCTTTGTTGGTCTCCGAACTGAGAGGGTCATTGCGGGGTAACCGATGGCGACACCTAATGGATTGTAGGTGGCGTCAATTTGTCGGTCAACCCAACGTGAAACGCCTGGGAGAATAAATCCCTCAGGGTCAAACGTTTTATCAACCCCGACCGTGGCGGAAGATGTAGTATCGACCGTCCCGATAAGGGAAGACAGCTTTACGGGGGCTATAGCTCCCATGGTAGTTTTGACTCCGTTTACAACGGGGGAGTCTCTGAACCTGAATCACATGATGTAACTGACACAAATGGTGACAAAAAAGACCTTTTTCAACGTGAACATTAGGGAACTAAGTTAGGATTTCTCCTAAAGTAGTCCTTTTTCTGAACATGTTTTAGGGAGCTTAGTTGGCATCAAGTGCGTCAAACTGATATTGAAGAAACATCTTTATCAACATGAACATTAGGGCACTAGATTAGGATTTCTCCTAAAATAGACCTTCATCTGAGCGTGTCTTAGGATGTTATAGTCAACGTCAGGTTACTTCAAAGGTGCAGCAGCGACAAAAGATATCCTTTTTCGGCTCGAACATTAGGAAAGCAAGGAGGGATTTCTCCCAAATTGCATCTTTCTCTGGACGAACTTTAGGGTGTATCGATTGCAACTAACTGCACCGAGCTAGCCAAAATGCTAATACAAGTATTAGTACTTTGACTGATACACTCCTCACGGAGTATATCAGGTCTAGCACGAATTTTATCATGTGACCTCACTTAAATGCCTGTTTCAGGAGTGCGAGAGCGTTGAAAGCGTGAGTAGTGGAGAAAGGATTCTTGAACTGTGGAAAAGACTGAACGGGATAGCTAATTAAAGCTGCCCGCGCAATCGCCACAGACTCTTGATACCGATCACCATACGCACGTAACTCAGCAGTCGCATCCCCTGGCATAGCACCACTGTGAGAAACAGAGACGTTTATAATCCGATGACTGTAGAGAGTCTTAAACCCAGAATGGAACGTTAAACCATGAGGAGCCGAAAGGCTCTCAAGGTACGGCCCAATGGGAATAAACCAATCTACAACAAAGGAATATGGAAGTATCTCCCATACCAGGTTAATGGGATTTGTAAAACCTAGCTGCGAAAGATAGCTCGTTACTGGACTCGACACCGTATAATTGACCCCGAACCTGACTTGCCATTTCCCATGGACTCTTTCGACTCCAATAGGAATGGTGTTAGATCCAGGGCCATATATGGGTATCGCGTTTTCACGAGTTAACATCGCAGATGCTTTCACCTGTTGAGCACTGAGAGTTTTGACCATATAATCGGCCAAAATCCTCATAGACTCATCAACATCAGATAGTAAAGGTTTCCATCCGTACTGAAGCTCAAGCCAATTATTGGCGAGAGAATTAGTATTGGACGGCTTACCCTTACGAATTCCGGTGTTGCGAGGTTTACCGTCAAAAAGGAGGTTAGCTGCTTGGCTAAATTGGCCCTTTTTCAAGGCCAGGATAGATCTAGAAATACGAAAAGCAGAATTTGCTATCATATTTGTAGTTTGTCTATACTGGGCAAGATTTTGAGCCATATTAGCTTGAACGCCTAAATTGGCGTTTGCATTTAACCGCTTAATAGCGGTATTCTCAACCTGCACTAACTGAGAATCAGTTGTTGCAGCAGGAGGTGACACGTTAGGATAGAACGTTGCCCCCCACCCATTACTGAATGAAGGGGGAAAACCGGGTGCTTTCTTTCTCAGATCGTACCCGACCGTCCATTTGGTCTTCACAATGGAGACAGTATGCGGATTAACCGGTAACTGTCGCTTCTTTTTCGAACCAAAGTTAGGAGTCGTAATGCCGGTCCAACTACGCCGAAAAATTTCAAGTGTATCTACTCCTTCAGAGTAGGGAACACCCGAGAATTCTAAGGCGTTTTTGAAACCGGCAGTACGAATTTCCGGATTTGGACGAGGAGAAGCCTTTTTCATTGCGAAGGGACCACGTGCTAACTTAACGCGAGCACCGAGGGTAGAAATACCCTTCGGCACCAAGACCCCAGCTATCAATGATAAATTGAAAAACTGGGTCGGAGTGAGTATGGGAGTTTTATAGCTAAACCGCGAACGGACGTACGCAAAACGAATTCTGCGCAAGCCCGAATAGCGGCCTAAGCTTTTATGACTAACATACGCGAAGACAGCCGCCGCACCCTCTCGGAAAACACAGGTCTGGGGCCCAATTTCTGAGCCCCGCCAAATGTAATCCCATTGGATGCGAAAGACTGTTTTCTCACTAATAAGAGACAGCCGTTTCTTATACACGAAATGAATGTGGACCTTCGGACGAATCCGAGATGGAGCCAACCACTGATACTCACGAAACACGAAGTCCCTTATGGGGACCAAGGGAGTAGTGAATTCAATGTATGGACCAAAACGGAACGTCAGAAAGACACCACGCAGCTCGTGGAAGAGATTATGCTGCTTCTTATTGCGCGCGATCAACTGCGCCCAAATGATCTCACCAGTAGTTGCCATTAAATCTCCTTATCCTTGATTGAGGGTCCATTCCAATAAAGGAATGGCACGTTCAGCCGAGTTTAAGAAGAGTTCAACAGCCCTTCCGGCGATGCCGGGGTCCAGCATTAGCAGAGTTAGGAGAAGAAATGCCGCACTAGCAAGAAAAGCTGAGAGGGCAAATAGGGCGCGTACCGTCCAATCTGAACGGCGGCGTCCACATTTGATCCTCCCAAACAATTCAAGCTGATGTTTCATAACATCTCCCAAATACACTGTTAATGATCAACTAGATATGAAACCGTGTTGAAGATCCAGCGATAAAGCTGGTTATCAGAGAACGGATTTATATCACACTAGCTGGACTACACTAGGAGCAATCCTAGCAAAACGGCCCGGGGTTACCCTCG